GACTTGAAGTTGAACCATACACAAATTTCCACACTGGCGTCTGGTTTGTATCAGGCGTTTGTGTCTGGGGAGGTAAACTTTGGACGAATCAAATATGAAGCTGTTCCCGTTGGAGAACGGGAGTATGTGCCCAATATGTTCCAGTAAACATGTTGACGTATACAAAGCACCGAACGGACTGCTCTTTGTTAAATGTTCTGACTGTGGCAACGAATCTTCTTTTGTAAGCACTCCAAGGCTGGCTAGGATTGTCTGGCTGTCTTAACAGAGGTAGTGTGCATATGTGAGATCTATAAAATCAACCTATAACAAGACAAGGTTTGCTTCTAAGTTTGAAGCAGAACTTGCTAAAAAGTTCGACGAGCTTGGTATCAAGTGGGAGTATGAACCTTGTCGTATTCCTTGGCAGCCCGCTGTACGATATTATAAACCTGACTTTAAGGTTACACTTCCAGACGGTGAGGAGTTCTTTGTCGAAGCAAAGGGATACTTT